CATCATCAATAATATACCTTATTCTGGAAACGTGCCAATATGATAATGAGAGAGGAGGAGTGGGGGTGGCAGGGGGTGGGAAGAAGTGACGTGCGGGGTGACGGGGTGGGCGGCGCGGGAGCGGAAGGGGAGGAGGTGGAACCGGACGTGACGCTGTGGGAACGACATTTTTGCGGAAGTGCTGACGACGGTGGATTTTTCGCGGGCTTTTTGGGTGTGGGTGACCTTTGCGCTTGGGCGGTGGTGCGGGGAGTAGCGTAATTGGGAGGGGACTTTGTGTATATATATTCACTGAAAGACGGGTTGAGCTAGGCGTTATTTGCGCGGCCTTTTTACGCGGTAAGACGGGGCGATGGCTGACGAGGCAATTTACGTGCATTTGCTGGGCTCGTGGGCTATCATGCCACAGCAGCAAGGTTTTTCTAATCTCTATGTGCTTTTTTCACCGGAAAATTTTGTGATTCCTCCGAGAGGCGTGCTTTTAGTTTCTCTGCAGTTGTCTATGGACATTCCTCAGGGGTACTTGGGCCGCCTGTTTTCCTTATCGGATATGAATGTAAGGGGGGTTTTTGTTGGCGCTCAAGACATACAGCCCAGTACGTGGTGGGAAATGTCTGTAGTGCTTTTTAATCACTCAGATGAATTTTTTTACGGGTTTAGAGGACAGCCGGTGGCCTGCCTGCTGCTGGAGCGGGTGATTTACCCCTGTCTTCATCGCGCTTCTCTTGTTTAATTTATAGGTTCGCTATGTATCAGAGGCAGCCTGTTTTTGTTTGCGTTACTGTCCCGGCTGCTCTACGGCAGTACTTGCACGATTTGGACATTGAGGTTTTAGACTTTTTAAAAAGACAGCTCAGTGACTTTTGGCTCCATTTGTTACACTGCTTGACTCCGCCGTTTCAGTTTTGCTATAATGGCGCGGTGCTGTTGAGCCTGGCGCCCTCTATCCAACTTTTGTGCTGCGTGGCCACGCCTGAAATGACACCTGACGGGGAGCTGACCGCATTAGTGTGTGCGGATCTGCTAAACTTCTTGCAGTTAACGTTGCGCGTGGAGATTCGTGATCGTGGGGTGCATCCTGACCCTGATATGTTGAATTTACTGCAGGTGTCGCAGGAGCTTGATATTTTGCAAGCATGATGGTCTGTCTGCGCATGTCAATAGAGGGCGCCCTCGCTCAGCTCTTTCGAATGCGAGGAGTAAATTTACAAGAATTGTGTTGCAATATAGTCCGCGAGTGGAGGGCTGAAAATTATTTGGGCATGGTGCAGAATTGCAGTGTGATCATTGAAGAGTTTGAACACGACGCGTTTGCTCTGTTGGTGTTTTTGGATGTGCGGGTTCAGGCGCTGTTGGAAGCGGTAGTAGATCACCTGGAGAACAGAATTCATTTTGATTTGGCCGTTCTTTACCACCAGCGTACCGGAGGCGACCGTTGTCATCTTAACGATCTGCATTTCGTGACCTTACGCGATCGCCCTGGAATAACATGCCTCTTCCGTGTCTTCCTCCACCCCCAGTGTGCCGGGACAGGTCTGCATGTATCGGTTGGTTGGAGTTGGCCCTCACTTCTAGTTTGGAACTATTCAGGGATATCATCAGGCACGAAGTTTTTATCACTCCAGAGGCCGAGAGGGAGTTGTGCGGATTGCAGCAGTGGCTACACTTTGCGGTAAACACCGAGCGGCAGCGGCGTAGGGACGGCCGTCGTGTGGATATCTGTTGGCGGCGAACCTGGTTTTGCTATCGGAAGTACGAGGACTTGCGAAAGAACTTGATCTACGATGCAACGCGACAGACGGTATCGCTGCAGACTGGGTCCTTACAACAGACATCAGCTACCGCCGTGTAATGATACGCCCTGCGCCACCATTGAGAATCCCCCGTATCTGGAATGTGAAAATCTTAACATGCACAATGTATCCGAGGTGAGGGGCGTGCCGTCTTGTGTTAGCTTTACTGTATTGCAGGAATGGCCTGTGTATTGGGATTCTGTATTAACTGCTTGGGAAAAACATGTTATGAAAACATACATGCAGATTTGTATATGTTGCGCTACCATAGATGTGGAATATAATCAGATCATAAGAGGCTATGAAAGGTGGGTGCTTCACTGTCATTGTAATTCCCCGGGGTCCCTTCAGTGTAAGGCGGGTGGGGTGGTTTTATCTAACTGGTTTAGGATGGCGATATATGGGTCTTTAGTAAATGTTAGGTTCCCCTGGTATAGACAAGTGGTAAATTACCACTTACCCAAGGAAGTGCTGTATGTGGGTAGTGTGTTCATTCGCGGGAGACACCTGATTTATGTTAGGGTTTTTTTAGACGGGCACGCGGTGGCCGTGTTAGAAAACAGCAGCTTCGGGTGGAGCGCGTTTAGCTATGGGATTTTAAACAATCTAATTATAATGGTTTGCACCCACTGTAAAGACTTGAGTGAGATTCAGATGCGCTGCTGCGCCAAACGGACTCGCAGATTTATCATCCGCGCTGTGAGGCTGTTAGACCGCCTGACGTCTTACCAGCCTCGGAGATCTCGGCTAGAGACGGCTAGGCAGAGCCTGTTAAGAGGACTGATGGAGCGTCATCGTCCGTTCACGCTTGCTGAGTACGGCAGGGGCGAAAACCCGTGGAGAGCTTAAACCTTTGTGTGTTGTAGGATTGTTTGGACGGCACGCCACTGTTGGAAGATATCAGCGATGGATTTGTGTCCGTGACGGATGAGAGATTCGCGCGCAAGGAAACCGTTTGGACTCTGACTCCTAAAAATCCTTGTCTGAACACCCAGTTTCAGTTGTTTACCGCTACCAAGGGGGAAAGAATGGTATACAGTGTAAAGTGGAATGGTGGGGGGAGTTTAACTGTGCGCATGATGTAAAATAAAAAATTTAAAAGCAGATTGTTTATTCTTCTGTTATATAAGAGAAAGAGCAACAAGGAATGGCAAATGGCTGGTTGTTAACAACACGCCACGTGAATTTCAGAGAGTATCCTTGAAAAGCATGGTTAAACGTTACCTTAAAGGGCACGGGCATGCTAAAGTCACCTTGCATGCATGTGTATCCACACATTTGATTCTGTATTTTGTCACCGTTTTCTATTGGGTATCTGTACCTGCTGGGCATAAACTCTACAGCGTTGGTAACATTGGTGTCTGCTGATTGCCCTTGTCTATATCCCCATGTGGCACTGTTAGCTAAAGTTCCCTCATCGTCAAAAGTAGGATAGTCAGTACGTCTAACTCCATTGCTGTAAAAATATATAACAATAGATATAAAGCTGGCTGTAGGTTTTAACAGAGTGCCTTTTTCAGGTTTGAGGGCAACTGTGCCATGAACCATATTTCCACATTTAACGAGTGCCAGCCATAGTCTAGCATCTAGCTGATCATACACAGTACAGTTAGGGGAAGGGTCGGCAGTTGTCCACAGAGTATCAGGCTTAGTAGGTACAGGAGAAAGAGCGATACTTCCCGTTGAGTCAAAGTACAGCCCCTGACCCAATTTAGTGACAACTTTATTATCTTCCCAGGTTAGTCCTTTGTCAGTGTTGAGGTCTACGTCTAGCTTTCGGCTTACGGGATTGTACCGCAAGCCGGCTCCAATACTAAGCCGCAGTCTGTCAGTGTATTGTAATGGCATTTCTGGGTTTAAGGATACAGCTACAGTTCCGTTTTGAAATGCTAGGTCTCTTCCTAAGTTGAGTATTAAACCGTCGTAAGCAAGGGTAAGGCCGCGACCTACAGTGAGCGCTAAGCTTTCATTTTTCACTGTCAATGGCGGGTCGCAATTTACGCCCAGTACGGGGTCGCTGTTAAACAACCGTAGAGGAGCTCTGAAGTCTAAATACAGGCTGTTGTCGTCAAGAATTAACGGTCGCTTTATAGCCAGACTGAGATTGCCGTTGCTAATGGTCAAAGGATTGGCGGTGGAAACAGACAAGCCTGCAGCAGTCATTTGTAAGGGAGCCGTAAACTCTAAGGCCACTGCTCCGCTAGAAGCTAGTGCCAGAGGACGCTCAATTGCTAACGTTAGAAAATTGTTATTAAGGTATAAGGGGTTGGAGAACAAGACTCGTAAGGTATTGTCGGCAATTCCTAAGGGAGCGGCGCTTTTTAAGCGCAAGGCTCCAGAAGCTGTGGTGAGAGGAGCATCGACTATTAATGTTAGCTGCTTGTCAGTGTTTAGCACCAAGGGGTTGCTGTATGCTAAACCAAGCGCATCATTAGTTTTGGTAATAGGCGGATGTACTTCATAGTCTCTGGAGGTTAGTTCCCCTTGGTTGTTGATACTAAGACCGCTGCCTAGCTTTAATGTTAAGGAGCCGTTTTGGGTGGTGATAGGATTGATGTACTTCAAGCTCAAAACCCCGAATGGTTTTTCTTGTAAGCCATCGGGGGAGGTAAAGGGGGGAGTGATGAAAGGAAGTAAAGGCGCGTTGGGTGAGTCATAGGGATACACGGGGTTGAAGTCTTCGTCAACTCTCGCCCGTTTCATCTGGAAAAACAAAATGGTTTTTTGAAGATTGTTTATTGTTCTGCAATGTAAACAAACGAGGCAAAAGGAGTTGAAAATCTTTCATTAGCGTAAGTATTACGCCAACGGAATGTGAGGGAGTATTGGTTTGTTGAGGCAATGGACGATGACCCATTCAGAGTTACAGTTAAAATAATTGGCCGTCCTGTATTACCTCTGAGGTAGGTGGTGGTGTAGTAATTGTTTTTAGGGTCTCCGGCTTGTCCACGAGTGTATATAAGGCTGTTCGGCATAAACTGTATGGCGTTAGAAACCTCAGTAGAGGCATTCTGCTCTCTAATTCCCCATGAATCTGCGACCAGTGGGGAACTTTGTAACTGCCCGTCGCTGTTGAAAATTAGTTCAACGGTAACTGTTGTGTTAGTGGGTAGATTGTTCAGTGTACCCTGCAGGCCTGTTAAGCAAACAGAGCCAACTATGTGAGCATCGTTCTTTGTTAAGCATAATAGAAACTGGGAGTCCAGTGTCTGGTAAACAGTGCAATTGGCAGTTGTGGTGGGTTGGGTCCAAAGACTTATGGGGTTTAAGGTTATTTTTCCGTTGGGACTAAACTTTAAATCATTTTCTAGTTTTACGGCAATTTGACTGTTAGTGAGCTCTAAGCCTTTGGTAGAGTCTACGTTAATGTGAAGAGTGCCGTTTGTTTGTGTAAATCCGCCACCAGTTTTTAAACTTAAGGCACCGTTGTTCATATATAAGGGTTGATTGTAACGCAACGCTAGTACGCCTGCGGGTGACTCAGTAAAACCATTGGATGCAACAAAGGGAGGAGTCACAAATGGCACTGAAGGGCTCGACTCAGCATCGTAAGGGTAAACGGGATTGAAGTCTTCGTCAATTTTGGTTCTTTTCATCTATGAAAAAGATGAGAATCGTGTGTGAGGAAAAACAAGTGGACACCAGTGTTTCCTTCAGAATTTGGAGGAAATATGCCGCCCACCGCCATATCCCGTATGAGAGTTGGGAAGAAGGAGAAGTAGTAAAGCCAAAAAAATTTGACAAAAAGTTACTGGCAGATTTAAGGTAAGATTTATTTTAAAATATGACCTAGAGCGCATAGCGTGTTAAGCAATTTATCCATACAATCAGGCGAATGGCAGTGGCAGAGGACGGCCCCTTCAATGGGTCCAACCTGTTGGCTGATTTTAATAGAGGCGGAGCCAATCATAGTGCAAAAGGTTTGTTTTTGCGAGGGTAAGGTGTATGACAGCTCATGCCCCTGGGTGCTAACATCGTAGGAAAGAGCAGCTTGCTTAACATAACACAAAACTCCTTTTTCACACCAGTGAGACTCTTTAAGCTGTTGTAATTGAAAGTATTCCAATATGCGTGTTTCTCGCTGGCGTTGAGCAATGGCTCGCTCGCTGTTAAGATCAAACGGATGTGATTCAGTCATCTCCACCGGTGAGTTGGAAGTAGCTAATCACAGAAGGAGCCGGAACCAGGGGAGCAGGTTGAGGTGGAAGCTGCTGTAGTGGAAGAGCATTTAAAGGGTATCTTGGTAAATTCTCATTGGGATGAAGCCATCCAAAGTTAAAAGTAAAGTACAACTTGACTCCCAGACAAGTGGAAATAAACACTAAAACAGCGGTTAGTACGTAGAGCCAACCAACAGGGGTCTCAGGAATTTCATTATAACAGGTGTGAAGGTTCCAAGGTTTAGTAAAGGGGCATCTACAGTCAATGAGGGTAAAAAGATTAAACAATAATAGAGTGATCATGCTAAACAAAGCAAAGTAGCTACGTCTCGATTTCTATACTGAGGGTGATGACGGAAGTACACAATCCTTACGTATGCGTAGTCGGCGGCTTGAAAGATTACAACAAAAAAGCTAGCTATACTACAAATGGCAATAATGCAAAGGAAAGTGAAGATCAAGTACACATCGAAGGGTGGAAGGCAGTCTGGATCCAAATGGGAAACAGCGGCGAAAGATGTAGAGACGAAGATGATTGGTAAACAGAGTAGTAGTACGAAGGCAGCTACCATGCTGAAAAAAAATTACACGTTTTCAATATTTGGCCGCTGTTTGAGCTTAAGTTGTTCAAACTTTACTTTTTTTGGTTTGTAAAGGCAGTAAAATGTGAGGCTTATAGAAATAGTGAAGAAAGTTGCAATAATGGCAGCTATTAAAATAGGTATGAAATCGTTCAAGGAATTAGATGATTCGGGAGAAATAATAACTTGGCAGAGATCATTAAAGTCGTATGGAATTGTGTGTGTTTTTTGCATTTTGTCTGTGGCAGTATAAAATTCCACGGTAACATTATAGAAGTTAGGCAGGTTAGTTCCGCCGTACTCAGTTATGAAACTAGTTGAGCTGTATTTGCCATTAAAATAAATTGTAGTGCGATGCGCAACTTTAGAACAGTTAATCAAAATCAAACAGAATTCGGTTTGGGTTTGGTTGGTGTAGTAAGAAGAGACATCGCATTGAGGGGCAGACAAATCAATGACATATAAATGAATTATGTCATTATGCTGTTCAATGTCACTCACCAGCACGGTGGCGTGGTACAAGCCTGAATCTTGGGTTTGTAAATTATAAAGGTTTAAACTTTTGTTGACACAGTCAAACTTCAAAAAAGGATGAGGATAAGTGTGAGTTGTATTGCCAGCCTCACAAAGCTTGTTTGCTTCGTAAAAAGCAGAATCAGAGCTGACTTGCTTGTACCACGTAATGTAAGGTATTTTATTAGGATAAGGCGAATAATATGATTGAAAAGTTACATTAGAACCGACGGGAGTAAAAATTGTAGAGGCGTTAGTGAGAGTAAACAGGGAGAGTAATAGTGTCAATTTAAGCATCATGTTAGAGAAACTGGACAGCTGGTAAGCAACACTAAGTTAAATGAAACTAGTAAAATAATAGCTAAAACGCTGAACAAAGGGTTAAAAGACGGGGTTGAATAAGCTGCTGTTTTGATAGAGTTGCGAGGAACAGAGGAAGGCTTCACTTGTTGCAAGAAAGAGGAAGGCTTTTGCTTGGCTTCTCGCAAAAACCAGTTGTAGTAGCAGCTAGTTCCGTGACCAGTGCCTACGCAAGAAAACCGAGCAGAAGGGAAAGGCGGATAAAGGGTAAGGAAATGTTTACTACAGTTATTACAAAAACTGTTATTTCTATTAAACTGTGATCCGTCGGAAAAAAAAACTTTACAAAGTTTCCCGTTCACCAACCACTGAATTATTTCGTTAGTGCAGTTGCAGTTCAGAGTAATAAGAGGAGTAGAGTGATAAAAAAACAGAGTCTGTCTGATACCTTTGATGGAAGATTCAGTAGACGAACGAACGACGTGTGCAGATTTGGAGATGCAGATGTTATTTATTAAACTCAGTACACAGAAGACAGCATAAATCTTCATGTAATCCAGGCGATGAGCAGATACAATACAGTTTTATAATGGTAGTTCCGTGTTCTTTCTCCACCAAGATGGGGCGAGGGAGGCGAAGCAGGTAGGAATCTAATTCCTTCTCGATCTGGAGTTCTACCCCGTGAGCCGGACCTTGGGGGTGGTCGTTGGGAAGCTGGAAGTATCCAAACACGAATGATTCCCGAGCAAAGCAGCGAAACCGTCGGCAATGATGCAGGTGTCGCAGCCGGGCAGTTACGGCCGCACCATCTGTCATCAGTCGTAGCCGTCCACAGATTCACTCACTGCGTCGTAGTTGGGAATGAAGGAGTCGGGGTAACGTCCAGGTGAGCCGGAGAACGGGTTGAAGTAAACCGAAGGAACAAACTCTTCCACAAACTGGAGGGTCCCGATTCCTCCCGAGCGAGGCTGGGAAGAAGAGCTCTGAAGGGTCAGGTAGGCCTGGCGGGTGGTGAAGGAAGACCGACCGGCTCCGCCGAGCTGGAAAACTCCGTCAGGTCGGAGACCGGCTGAGGAGCGCACGACCTCGTCGTTGAGCTGGATACCTCGACCGCGAATGAACACTCTCTTTATACCTCCGGGAGGATAAGGTGCGGAGCGACCTCTGTACCTGACGTACCGGGAGCCGCCCGCTAATTGCGCCCCAGCGTTAGTCATCTGAACTTCGGCCTCTGCGTCGCGTGGCAGAAGGACTGTGGTCGGGGCGGGGGTTTCCTGATACACCCGGGCAGCGGGCCAGCTGGGAGGGTTCAGTAGGCGCCTGGGCGTGGAGGTAATTGCCGCCTGTTCTAAGAGAATTTGGTTTCGGCGGGCTCGGATGTCGTTCACTTGTGAGATCATGTGGGGGCCGGCGCTTAGCCAATTCATTTTGCTGGAGTAATCCTGGGCGGCTCCTGCGGCTAAGCCCATCTGCGGCTGGTAGCTCCACATGTAAGGCGTGGGAATTTCTTTGCTCATGCTGACGTGTGCTTGGCGCTTTTTGGGTAAAAAACGCGGGTTTTTTAGTCTTTAAGAGACACTGAGCAATACTTGTTGAACAGAGCCTCGGCGTCGTCCAGAGTGCGCTGTAGTTGGTCTTCCCTCCTGTGGTACAGACAGCTGCGGGTGAGTGAGCGTAGGGTACGGTTTTTTATTTTTAGTTCTTGCTGCTGCCCGCGGCTCTGCTGGAAGATAGCGTACAGAGTAGGAAAAATGCGGTTTCGTAGTTCTCGGGCGGCGGGCGAGTCTTTGGCGGTGGAGAAGGCAGCGACGGAGCTTTTGCGCGACGAGGCTTTAGATTTTTTCTCCAAGCGTTTCGTAGGGGCTGTAGAGATGACGGTAATAATAGAGCACATTCCGAGGAACAGCCACCCCGTGATGATAGAGGAGATACCGACGCGCAAAGGAGATGTTCCCCCCGCAGTGTTGCAAGCAGTTCACAATGCTGCTTTTATGCACCCGCCAGGAGCAGTAACCCCGCCGCTGTCGCCCTGTCTTACCCGCCTCCAATGCTACTGGAGATCCGGTGGTGTCCCATCTACGGCTGGCTTTGTGTGAGCCTTCCGGGGTTGGGACGTTGGGCTTCGACAGACGGCTCAGAGAAAGTGCGCTGGAAGCCGGTGGTTTTTCGCCGGTCGGTTCGTCCTCCACCTCTTCCTCCTCCTCGTCTAGGCTGTCCCAGCCTTCCATCTCCTCGTCCTCTGAAGCCTCCTCTGCCTGGCTGTCCCACGCATCGCTGGATTCCTGCTCCTCTTCCAAGTGTTGCCGCAGGAGCTCTTGCTGTTTCGTCGCTCTCTGCTGAGCTATCAGCTGTTTGACTCCTTTGGGCGGCATGCTGCTTGGGGGCTGCTTCGGCGGAGAGTGTGGACGGGTTTAGTTCTTCACCGGTCTGGGGGTCCAGGTACACCCCGTGACCTTTTTTTAAGAGAAACTCTCGCCTTGCCTGATTGATGGTTTGCAATTGGGCTAAAATTTTGCTTTGGGTAATGACGCAGGCCGTGAGAGGGGCTTTGGGGGGCTGAGATTGGTCTTCGTAAAATTGAATTTTGTGGGCGTGGTAGTCCTCAGATACAAATTTGCGCAAGTAAGCCGAGGTCCACAGCGCCGGAGTGAGTTTCAATCCGGAAGCCCCCTCGTGCTGTTCGGGACCTTGGATTTCAAAGGTACCTATAACCTGGGTTTCGCTTAGCAGCTCGGTATTGCAAACCAGGGACCGGTGGGGGGTGCACAGATTGCAGCGACAGTGGCACTCCAGTAGCCCTTCTCCGCTGACGTTTTCCATGAGATCAGAGTGATGGGCCAAGTAGTTAGCCAGCTGCAGCAGGTAGCAGTGGCTCCACAGGGGAGGCGGACACTCGCGGTAGGTAAGTGGGACAAAGTCAGAAGGCAGCGCGCAGCTCATAGCGGGCAGAATTCCGGAACGTTCCAGCACAAACGAGCGGAAGTTTTGGATGATGCTCTGGCTGATGAAATCTGGCAATCCGTTTTGTAGCGTTTTCATCAGCCGCTCGGGGAAAATAATATCTGCTAGGTGGCTAGCCGCCGCTCGTTCGCTAAAACTGGTCCACAGTGCTTTTTTCTGCTTTGTTAAAAGTTTATCTAGCTCTGAAAGGTTCCTCTCTTCCAAACACTGCTGCCACACTCCCATGGCCGTCTGCCAGGTTAGCAGCAAAAAGAGGTACACGCAGTCGCGGACGTAGTCTCGCCGCGCTTCGCCTTGCAAGGTGCAGTGGAGCACGCTTTGACCTAAGCGGTTTTCGTGAAGGATGCCCATGTAGGACACCAGGTTGCTGAGTTCTACGTTAGAGATTTTGCAGGCTTGTCGGACGTAGCCGTGGCGAAAGGTGTAGTGTAAAGATTCTTCCACCTTGCGCATGGTTTCCACGTCCGTAAAAAAGCGTTGCAAACACTCCAGCTCGGCGGTCACCAGGATGGCCGCCATTATCATTTTGCGCCTCTCTTGCAATTGCGCGGGATCTTTTGTGCCCAACCACCGTTCTAGTTCCTCGTCTGAGACCACGGGTTTTCCGTCCTCAGAGTTCTCCGGGTCGGGATTATCAGGGTTGAGAGGTTCGGCCCGTTTGATGAGAAGCTGATCCATCACGGATCGCATGACTTTCGGGGGCAGGTTCAGGGCAGGATAGGCAAAGTGAGAAACTTCCACGGTGCGTTTAAGCACGGCTAAGCGTGCGTTGTCTCCCTCCAGTTCGATTAAAATGCTTTGAGTGTCCTTCTGTTCTTTTTGCAGAGCGTTTGCGGCCCGAGTTTCGTCTCGTCCTAACCCCTCGAAAATCTTGGGCACTTCTTCTAAGGAAGCTATCTCAGGTATGCGAGCCCCCGCTCTCAATCTTAGCTTTTTATCAGCTTTGGTTCTGTTGGCGCGGCACGACAGGGGAATGCCTTGATTCTTAAAAAAGATGTGATAGGTAGCCAGTGCCTCGGGTACCGCAAACACCGGGTAAAAATTGAGGCGGGGGTTGGGCTCGCAGGTACCGTTGGGCTGCTTCTTTGGAGGCACTCGAGGCGAGAATAGGTTTGCCTCGTAGGCCCGCGACAGCTCGCACACGTCGAGAGGCACTTCGCTGCGGTCTTGCAGAGCTTCCTTCACAATAGTGCTCTGTCTGGCAAAATGTTTGAGCAGGATCTCGGCTTCCAATAAGTAGTCGCCGTCCTGTTCTCTGCGCCGGGCGAGCTCGAACGATATAGGTAACTCTGACTTCTCGGGCGGCGTGACAAAACCCGGGTCCTGTTCGACTGGCACGTCTTCGTCGCTGAGGGGCGGGGTGGTTAAGGATTCCTGGCGCATAAGATCCATGTTTTTTTCGCCTAGGAGTAAATCATGGCCGGCAATCAGAACCCGGGCGAGCGTTCTATCACCCCCTATCTGCGGGAAAGAAGCCCGGAGAGGGAGATGGTTCCCCTCCCTCCCAAGAAAAAGGCTCGCAAAAGCTTGCAGGCTCGTCCGCCGTCGCCGGAAATCATCTCCGACAGCGAAGGCGAAGGCACAGTAGTAGGCGTAGGGTTCAGCTACCCTCCGGTGCGCATTGTGAAACAAGCAGACGGCGGGCGCGTGTTTCAAAGAATGACGGGGGAAGAAGCAGACCCTGGGAGAGAGCGTTCGTCTGTACTCGTGGTAAACCCAGAGAGCTCTCCGTTGGTAACGGCGTGGGAAAAGGGCATGGAAGCTATGATGATACTCATGGAAAAGTTTCACGTTCCCAATGAAGATAAAGCCACGTTCAAGTTTCTGCCGGAGCAGGGCTCGGTGTATAGAAAAATCTGCCAGACATGGCTAAACGAAGAGCATCGGGGCTTGGCTCTCACTTTCACCAGCAACAAAACCTTTACCGAAATGATGGGAAGATTCTTAATGGCCTACATGCAATCCTATGCGGGGGTTGTTCATAAAAATTGGGAAGCTACGGGCTGTGCTGTATGGCAGCATCGTAGCACCAAGGAAGACGGAGTCCTTTGCTGTTTCCATGGAACCGAGATGATTCGCAAGGAACATGTCACGGAAATGGATGTGACCAGTGAGAACGGTCAGAAGGCCTTGAAAGAGAACCCCGGCAAAGCTAAGGTGGTTCAGAATCGTTGGGGACGCAACGTGGTGCAGATTAGGAACGACGACGCCCGCTGCTGCCCGGAAGACGTGAGTTGTAGCGCTAATGTATTCTCAGGCAAATCCTGCGGCCTGTTTTACACGGAAGGCTTGAAGGCCCAAATGGCTTTTAGGCAGATGGAAGCGTTTTTGCGTGCCAGTTACCCTGAAATGCAGCGTGGTCAAGAGCGCATACTCTTTCCACTGCGCTGCGATTGTCTTCACAGGCCCGACGTTATCCCTCGCATGGGTCGTCAGATGTGCAAGGTCACCCCTTATGGTTTGAGCAACGCGGAAGACCTGGATGTGGCAGAAGTGAACGACGCTACGGCCCTAGCCAGTATCAAGTATCCCTGCGTTTTGGTGTTCCAGTGTGCCAACCCGGTGTATCGCAATTCCCGCGGCGGCGCGGCGCCCAACTGCGATTTCAAGATATCTGGTCCTGACATCATTGGAGCCCTACAACTCGTACGGCAGTTTTGGAGGGAGAACATGGAAGACAAACCGCTTCCGAAAATGATCATTCCCGAGTTTCGCTGGCATCCCCGTTTCCAGTACCGAAACGTGGCCCTCCCCAGCAGCCACGGAGACGACTGCCCCGAGCCCTTTGAGTTTTAGTAATAAAAATGCGCACGATGTATAAATAAAATCCATTTTTATTGAAAAGTTACACTGTGTGATTCATGCTTTCAAAAGCAGTGGCTTTCTCTATACGTTGCCGATGACGGCGAAAATAGGCTGAGTTTTTAGCCAAGAAACGATACAACTCTTCCTGGTTGCGCCGCAGGGTGGGAACAACCTGGGGGCTTTGAAGCATACTGTTAGGAACTCCGGTCAGCAGATTCATGGTGGGGTTTTTGTCCATAGGCGAGTGAGGCCAGTGAACAAAGGCATGCAAAAACATACAACAAAAAAGCCCGCAGGCCGCCGAAAGTGGTCCCTGAACGGTTTGGATGGATTTTACCACCGTAACGCAGTGGTCAGGAGTAGAGGCCAGGGCGCTGCGTTTGAGCAGGCCTTCGTACTGAAACTGGTAAATCTGTTTCAGTCTTTCGTCTGAAAAACCAAAAGGGTCAAACAGGTAGCACGTTCGATTCTGCGGATTCCAGGCAAAAGCTAACCAGTGCACTCCCCCGGTTTCCCGCCCGGCTGTGTTAACGATGGCACAGGCCGGCTTTTGGGGGGCCATAAAGCCTGGGAAGCGTTTGTCGAAAGTGCCCAGAAAATAAGGTCCGCAGCCCAGATCGCGAACAATGCTCCGCAGCTCCTGTTCGCTGGAGCCCATCAGCTTCTTAGGTGGTGGCGTTGCCGGCAGAGAAAGGCGTGCGCAGGTAGACGGCCTCGATGACGCCGCGGTGCGGCTGGTGAATGCGCACCACGTCGAAGACTTCGAACAAAACATAAAGAAGCGTGGGCTCATCCATGGGATCCACCTCAAAAGTCATGTCCAAGGCATGAGCGGAGTTGGCATACAGCATGTTCTGCCCCAGGTCGGTCAGAGCCCCCATAGACATAAAGTTGCTAGAAAAGGGAATTCTCCACATCACCCTGTCGCACAGGAACTTTTTCTGGGTGAGGCTGGGTACTGCCGTTTTGCCTATTAGCGGGTAAGGGTAGTTAGCTGGGTAGGCCTGACCCTCTCTCATGGTAGGACCCATGTACCCCACAAAGCCTGAATTATTATGCTGATACGGCAATGTAACTTCCTTGTAGTTTGTGTAATTTACAGGATCCACCACCTGTCGGCTCATAGGTTGGAAGTTTCTGAAAAAAGAGTACATTCTGTCCTTGTAGGATTCTGGAACGTAGAATCCCTGATAACCGATGTTGTAGTGACTTAACATTTGAATTAAAAACCAATCTTTTGTCATATTGCTTTGGGCCACGTTGTAGCCTTCTCCGTCCACCGACCGCTTAATCTCGAATTCATTAGGAGTCAGGAGGCGGTCGTTGCCAGGCCAGCTTACTGAGGAGTCGAACATAATGGACACCTTTTTAAAAGTATGGTTTAGATAAAAGGTGCCATCCAGGTAGGGGATGGAACCGGAGTACACAAAGTAAGGGTCAAATCCAGATCCAAGGGAAGGCGTTTCCCGAGTTTTAAGTCGCGTGAAGCTCCAGCCGCGGAAAGCTGCCCAATTGCGAGAGGGAATGGAAATTGGAACACTAGTGGCATTGGCCGGAATAGGGTAAAGCATGTTGGCGGCGCAGAGGTAGTCGTTAAAAGACTGGTCGTTTGTGTCATTACGCAGCATGGCTTCCAGCGTGGACGCTGTGTTATGCGCCATGGGGAAAAAATTTGCGTACAGGTTGATGCTATCAAACCTAACGCTCGCCCCGTCAACCCGTAGGTCGTTACCAAGTGTGCTCTGCAAAATCATGTTTACATCCTTCCTAAAATTCCACTCGTAGGTGTAGGAGCCCGGAAGGAGCAGCAGGTTTTTAATGGCAAAAAATTTTTGGGGCACTTGTATGTGAAAAGGAACGTAGCGGCCGTTGCCCAGTAGCATAGAGCGATAGCGCAAACCCGCGTTGCGGTGATGGTTAAAGGGGTTAACGTTATCCATCGGGTCGGGAGACCAGCGCGCTCCAATGTTAACGTAGGTGTCTAGAGAGGCGGGCGCAGCCACGCGGCCGTTTATATACTCGTAGGTGTTTTTGTTGTCTGGAAGCGTAATGTTGTCAGGGGTTAATTTGTAAGCGTCGGGCAGGTACAAGGCCACATTGGAGTAAAGAAAACTTCGCCACAAGTTGGCAGCTAGATTAATTTCGAAAGCAAAAATGTTACCTATCCCGATTTCATTTGCCGTGCCAACGTTAGTGTCTTTCGACCAGTTTCCCGAGCCATTTTTAACGCCCTGGTAAGTGTTGGCTACACCTTGCGCATTAAGTGGAAAGCAGTAGTTAGGCAATTCGTCTTCTACGCCATGGTTTTCTATTATCCTAACATCAGGATCATAGCTGTCCACAGCCTGATTCCACATGGAGAAGTACCTACTGCGGTCTCCCAGGGCATCCAGCATAAGTTGGTATGACAATTCTGTGTTTCTGTCTTGCAAATCAACCACTGCGTTTAATTGCGAAGCCTGTCCGGCCAGAACCCCCATATTTCCAGTGGAGTTGTAATACATTAGGCCTATAAAGTTATCTCGAAAACCAATGTAATTTGGTCTGTTCGGAGCTGACTGAAGTCCTAAGAGAGTTTCGGCGTTGGTGATTCCGTCAGTGCCGTCTGGCTTGTATACTAGATGCGTATCTGGAGCTTCCAAGTTGACGTTTTCGCTATACAGAACAACTTTCGGCGTGAATGTTGTGGTTTCTGACGCAGTAGTAAAAAAGTTTAAACTAACGTCTGGCGTTGTTTGATTGTCTTGACCGTTAGTAACTAGCTTTGCCTGTCCTCCTTTTTCGTTTGTTGGTCGAGCGTACGATCCGTAGCAGGGCTGCATAGGTGTGTTTGGCTTTAAAATTCTTCCAGCTGCATTCTCAGTAGGGTTAGAATTCCATTTTGTTTCTCCTACTTGAGGTTCAGGCTGGAATGTTTTGTCGGCGTACACGGGCGTATTTGCCCCTCCAGTGGCAGGTATCTCCTCCCCTACTTTTAGCCCGTTGGTGGCGTCAATACTTAGGCCGATTACTGGGGCCTGAGCAAATGAATTAGTTTTGTTACCCCCATTCGTGGTTGTCCCCTGACAAGCATTCGGAGCGCCCTTAGGGGCCAGCGCGTTGTAAGCTGTGCCAGAATAAGGCTTGAAGCTGGGACCGCGGTCTAGCGTGCCCCGGATGTCAAAATAGGTACTGGCCATGTCCAACACACGGTTGTCCCCTACTGCTAGGGTGAAGCGCACTTTGTACGAGTAAGCGGTGTCCTCCCGGTCTACGGGCACAAAGCGCAGGGTCAGTCTCTGCGAGCGGTCCGTGGTCACATCGTGCGTGGGGGCCACGGTGGGGTTTCTAAACTTGTTTCCCAAGCTGAAGTAGGTGTCGGTGGCGCGGGCAAACTGCACGAGGCCGGGGCTCAGGTACTCCGAGGCGTCCTGCCCGGCGATGTGCATGTAAGACCACTGCGGCATCATCGATGGGGTGGCCATCTTGAAAGCGGCGGTAGCGGCGACCAGTCACGCGTCTCTGGCGGTAACATAGGAGGCGCATACAACGGGAAATTTTTAGCTGCACTTTAATAATAACAACGGCGGCGTTTCAGGGTTTTAACTCCCAGGCCCACAATGCTGTTCAGCGTGCTTTGCCAATTGGCTCCTCTAGGATTTCTGGCGGTGGCCACGGCCACGGGACGGACGGCTGGTCGCGGTGCCGGAACCACGGCGGGAGCGCTGGTCACAGCACCCACCGAAGGGGCGGGCAGCGGAGGTACGGTTGGCGGCGGGGGTAACTCTAGCGTCACTGGTTTGTGGTCCTTCCCGTACACGGGGCGGGCCATGGGAGCGATCGGCTTTGTCATGGGGTAGGGGGAAGCGCCTTCTTTTAACGCTTGCTCGTAGGAGGGAGGTTCCAAGGTGCCGGTCACCAAGGTTTCTTCAAAATCGGATCTAGGTCGCTTTTCTCCTTTGGGCGGGGCTCCGGGAACAACTTCCAACGGAGGCAGCTTTTCCTCTACTTCTACTTCCTCAATCTCCGCCCCTTTTTGCGGCGGCACGCGAGAGTTCTCCAAACGCTGGTTAATCTGGTTTTGCACCGCTTGGTTAGCTAGGTCCACCACCCCGTTGATGCCCGAGGCCAGTCCGTCCACCACTTTTTGTTGGAAGTTCTGGTCTTTTAGTTTATCTCGGAGCATCTGACCAGTACTACTGTTCCAGGCTTTGTTGCCATAGGTTTTAATCGTGGAGCCAAAGTTTTTAAGACCGCTCCAAAGGCTGCTCCAACTGAAAGCGCCCCCGTTGAGCTGGCTGGTGCCGATGTCGTTCCAGGTGCCCATGAACGGCCGCGAGCCGTGCCGCGGAGCCAGCGACGAAAAATTGATGTCTTCCATGATCTTTCTGCATAAAATAGTCAGGACCATGACATGAGTGCAAGGCGATGGTTTTTTTATTTGCGAGATGCTTGTACGGCCACAGAGGCGATGCCGGGAATCGCCCCGATAGCGGCGGCGATAATGGGGATGAGCGCGGGCAAAATGCCCCCTTTCATGCGCCTGCGAAGAGCGCGCCGGCGGCCGCTGCCCGCCATGCCTCTCCTACGGCGAGTTCTTCCTCGATAGTGCGGGACTGGGATTCGCACGCGACATGTCAGAGCCATCTGCAAAACGGCAGAGTCATTAAAGAATGCTAGGATGGTAGCGCGGGTTAGGAATTGTGACCGTTCTTCCACGACGGGTCACGCGACGCACGGACACGGGAGCTAAGACGCGACGAGAGCGACGGCGCGATGTTCTGCGGCGAGAACGTCGGCGAGTGCCGGCGGGGCGGAAGGTAACTCCGCGGTAGCCAGGCGTAGGCGTAATTGAGGGGTGCAGTGCGTACTCCGGCATAAGGGCGCTAGTTGCGGCGTAGCGCCTGGGTCGCCTGGAACGCAAAGGCGTTGCGTATTCGTACCACGGCTCGGTCTGCAATGCAATTTCTCTGGTGGCGGGGGCCGGTGTCTCGGTTTGAGTCTCCATGGCCTCCACAGCGGCCGGAGAGGAACTGACGGGGATCTGAATGTCCACCGTTTGCACTCCCAGTCCGGGAGCCACCTCCTTGATGGGCCTGACTTTAACATCCGGCTCGACGGTTGGATCCACTTTCATGTTTTCGAGCACCTCCTCTAGTTTCTGGCGCTTTGGAACCATCAGTTGCAGAGTGGGCTGTAAATCCAACTCTCTCTTCATTCCCCTCTTGCTTTCCGTGCTGACGCTAACGGGCAAAACCTGTTGCAGCGTCACGGCTTTCAAGCTAGGAGTGGGATTGCCCTCGTCCAGCGCCAGAGCGACGTTTTCCCGACGAGAGCGCTTCCCGTAAGCGAACTCTCCGATTTGTTGCGCGGCTTGCTCCAAAATGTCCTCGTCGCCGTACACCTCATCGTATTGCCGCTTGAAACCCCGCGCAGCCGAGCGCTGTCCTGGGGTAAACACCACCGTGGTGCCCGGTCTCAGCACGCGCTGAACACGCCGCCCTTTCCACTGCACCCTGCGCCGCGGTGCGAAGGACCTAACAAATTCCACCGCGTCATCTGCAGCCGCCGCCTCCGCCGCCATCGCCAGCTCCTCCTTTTTTTCCCGCTTTTTAACTCGCTTTATGTCGCGAGGCTTAATGTCTGGCTTCACGTCCGGTGGCCCATAGATTTCCGGCGCCAGAGTCTGCAGCAGCTCTTCTTTAAACTTGCGCTTGCTCATAGCTGGCTGGTAACAACATGGGAGACTGAGAACCGCCGTCTTCGCACATGCGTCTTCTAACTTCGAGGAGGACGAGTCCGCACCGGAACCCGGACTCCCGTGACAGAATCTCGAACCCAATACACATTCCCTCTTCGGGGTCTGGCCATGTTGGCGATGGCGGCGGCGGCCTGACGAGCTGCTTGCCGCCTCACTCTCCCGGCGTTGGCGGCCGCCCGGCGCATCGCCCTTCTACCTACCCTGCGAGCACGACGCAGCACGGCCCTGGCTGCCAGCATCGCCGCCGTGGGACGCCTTCGCCTGTGCAGCCGCCTCTTGCGACGAGCATAGGCGCGGGCCCCGGCCACCACGCTGTTTATCACGGAATCTACGGTGGAGGTTGCGGCGGCCGCTGCCGGGTTATATTGCCGCGCGTCGGCAATGACGGCATCGATGGTATCATCCACGGCCGTGCGAGCGGACAGTCCGCGCTTGTAGGCCCCCCAAGGAGCGCGGTAGTGTCCTCTCACGCGCACGGGATGCTGGCTGGAACGCCGCTTGGCGCCGCCGTACATTTTGGTGGAGCCGAGACCCCAACCGGTGTTGTTGTCAGGAGAGATTAAGATCGACATGGTTAAAAGGTGCGACTAGAGAGGACTTTAGGTGCTACAATGCCTAAAGCTTTGTAAACGTAGGGACACGTTCGACGTCTGGCGTCAGTGATGGTCACGCGCTGAACTCCACTGATACTGCTGCGCAGCGGCAGGGTTCCGTGATCTGTGAGGGCGGGAACGTTTTCACTCACGGTGGTAATGGTAGGAGCGGGAGGACGCACCAAAATCTGGTTTTCGGGAAAGCGGTTAAACACGTGCGTAAGGGCAGTAGATTGGCGAATTAGTTGCGAGTACACGGCCTGCTCGTTGTAAAAGCTCTTGGCGTAAACAGGAAGCAGCTCGGTGCCTACCACCGGAAAATTGTTCACTTGGGTGGAGGACCTAAACGTCACAGGGTCCTGCATCATATCGGGCAGAGACCAATAGACTTGCTGCGAGCCGCATGTTACGTCAGTAGTCGTCAGCAACGTCCACGAGCGCACTCCCTTGTCGGGGTCTCCGTAGTTGTATGCCAAGAACCAGCTGCGATACGCCGTTTCGGTGTTGTTGGGCAGTAGGTTGTAACTGCGATCTTTACTGTCTTTTGTAAGAGGCTGGATGGTTAGCTCCTGCGGAGCCGTGGCGAAGGTGTCTCCGCGAGTTACACGCCCTTCTGCTTCGGCTAGAGACAGGCTGGCTTCGTAGGCGGGCACATCCAGAAGGGCGGGAATGTTTCCTCCTTCCAAGTCTTCATACATAATTTGAAAGCCCACCTCAAACGGCCGCCGCTTTCTAATTCCTAGCAGGTTACTCAGCCGACTCTGAGTAAAGTCCACCCCGCAGCCCGGCAGTAGTACGATGTCGGGGTGAAAAGCTTCGTTGGTATACACCCCGGGCATCACCAGCCTCGTTACCGGATCCCATCCCAGCCGGAAGTTTCGGGTATCGAACTTCACTCCGATATCACTCTCAAGCACCCCGTTTTGTCTTCCAACTTGCAGGTAATTATCCACGATGGCATTGTTCATGAGATCAATGGTCATCGTCTCCGAGTAGTTGCCCTCGGGAATGGTAAACTCGAACCACTCGTAGCGAGGAGAGCCCGTTTTAGGTTTTTCCACCATGAGTCTGGCCCTAAACTTGTTAGTGTACATAAATTCGTTAACGTTGGGCATGTTAGTATGCAGAATGGTCTTCAGCTGACCGCCCCACCGAGAGCGCTCGTCAAAATTAATAGTCTGCGTGCCAGCCTCCGTCGGGGTAAAGTCGTTGTTTTGAACTACGGTAGTTAAAAAGTTACTGTGGTCGTTTTGGTAATTCAGAGAAGCTATGTCGGCCGACTTGTTGTCCACCAGGTACACCTTGGTGGTGTCGTACAGGGGCGCCAGCTCAGAGTAACGAATGCTGTTTCTCCCCTCTGTAGGTCCCAGGTATCTGGGAGGGACGTAAGGGGCCTCCAGCGTGGCCGGCGTATTGAGAGATTCCATTACGCTTTCGTAAGACGGAGGCGGACCCTCGGGATACACCGGCGGCACTCTCACGGCTCTTCTCATTGTACCGCTAGCGAGGAAGAAACAGAAAGGAAGGAACACGCTGTGGCCATGGCTCTGGTAAGGTTGGGTTTTTTATTAATACAAGCGTCCCAGACGCCCCTGGGGTCTTAAGTGGGCAAAGGGGTTGGCTCCGCTTCCTCCCAGATCCAACACGCTACTGTCGTCGGCGGAGTCGTCAGGGTCTTCGCGCGGGCGACGCCAGCGCCGTTGAGTCGGCGGGGGCAGCGGTCGCACCTGCGTTTCTTCCCACTCCTTTTGTTCCTGGGCGTAGGTTTTCCAGCGTTTCATTTTGTCTACCAAGCTCTCCACCCCGTTGTTAGGGAAGTTTTTCTTGCGAGTGGGTTGCAGAATCGGGTCGTTCAGGTACTCGCTTTCCCCGGGGAGCCTCGGACGCGACACCCGTCCGCTACTCACGGAAGACAAACTAGGGAAAGGACTTTCACCGCGACTAGCCGCCTCCACGATAGACAAAGGCAACTCGTCTCCTCCCTCTTTTTTACGCTGATTCGTCGGCGAAAAGATGCTTTCGGACACGTCATCCCAAAGAAAGCCGTCATCCGCCTCGGGCAGATCAAACTCGCCCGTGTAGAAGCCAGAAGGGGGCATCCAGTGCGGATTAAGAATAGCATTTGTAAAGTATTCCCCGTTCATGGCGGCGGCCCGATGCAGGTAGTCCATGAGGCGATTTATAAACGGACGGTTGGACGCGTAAAAGGAGGGCTCCATGTTACGAGCCGTCATATCCAGAGCCGTGGAAGCGGTAGCGCCCTCTCGCATCAAGTACAGGCTAACCGACTGCTGCACGTAGCGGAGGATTCTTTCCTCCTCGGCGCTTAGCGTAAACTGTGAGGGTATTTTCTGTCTGCGGTTGGTGAGCAGGAAGTTCAGCGTGGCCTCCAAGCTACCGGTGTCTTCCTGCCCCAGCGCCCGGCTAACGTTAGTGATTTCCTGGTAAGTGTGTTCGTCCACTTGCGCCTGTCCTATGGCCTCCCGATAAAGGGTAATCAGATGCCCTAGGTAGGAGTCACGGCTGATGCTGCTGCTGTTAGTAAACGGGGCGATGAGCAGCAACAACAAGCGCGTGTTAGGCGTTAGAAGACTCGAAACGGTGGCCCGATCCCCCAGCGGAGCTTTAACGCCCCACATACCCTGCAAGTTTTTGAAGGCCTGGCTGAGGTTCACCGTCTGCAAGCCCTGACGGGAAGTTTGAAAGAAATAATCCGGTCCTGACTGGTACACCTCACTCTGGGGAACCTCAGATACTAAGAGCCGCAGAGCGCTGATGAAGCTCACGTAGTCCTCCTGTCCTCGAGGGACGTTAGCAGGCTGAGTGCTCAGAAAAGCGTTCAGCGCCACCAAGGACCCCAGATTGCTATCCCGCAAAAAGCGCTCCTTCTGCGCCAGCGCCTCCCTGACGTCCGTATTCAAACGGTCCAGGTTGGCCTGCAAGTTGGTGCTGTTGTAGCGCGCCACGCGTTCCAATAGGGCGTTGTAGATGAGACCCGCCTCGTCGCGACGGATGGCTTTGCTGTCTACCAGGGCGTTGACAATAGTCAAAACCTTTTCATGCGTAGGGTTGGTGCGGGAGGGAACCACGGCCTCCAGAATGGCCGAAAAACGGTTAGCCTGAGGCTGCTGCCTAAAAGCTTCGGGATTACGGGTCGTCAGCGCCATTATGCGGTCCATGGCCGCCGACCAGTCATCGGAAGCGTTCACGCCCGATGGTTGACTTTGCATGGACGCCAAAAGTGCGGGATTCACGCTGGTCCCGTCCGCCGACTGCTGCATCTAAAAAAACACCTGCCCGGTCAGGGGTCGTCCTCGTACTCCTCGTCTTCCTCAAGCTCATCCCTCTCGCCGCGGTAACCGGCCGCCTCTATCGCCCTGGCGCTGGGCCTCCACTGCAGATCGGCCCCCATGTCGAAGTACGTTTCTCGGTCGGGGTCGCCCGCACCCGCGAGAGCCCTTCGCAAGCTGTGCATCAGTTCCCTGTCGCTCAACTCCCGCCGCCGGCTGGCGCTCACGGCCTTGTGTATCCGATCGTTGCGGTACACCCCGAGATCGTCGCTAAGAGTCAGCACCTTTAAAGCCATGCGCATGTAAAAGCTGTCGATCTTTACCTCTTTGTCAATGGGCACGTATGGACTCTTGTAAATTTTGCGGGCGTAGAATTTACCCAGACTCTGCATCGAGTAATTGATAGCCGCCACCTTGTCGGCCAAGCTCAAGCTCCTCTCCTGAACTACTATACTTTGCAAGATGTTAACCAAATCCAACAACCACCGACCCTCGGGCTCCGCGATGTTTAACATGGCCTCGCGAAAGGTTTCGTTGTCGCGACTGTGCTGCACTATCAAAAACAGCTGTGCCGTTAACGGCTTGCTAGTAGGATTCTGTACGTAGGCCTCTATGAAATCCCACAGATGCATCAGCCCCGTGGCCACCTCCTCTCGCGCTATCAGGGTCCTAACGTGGTTGTTAAAGCTTTTTTGGAAGTTAAGCTCCTCGTTCACCGTCTGCTCGTATGCGGTGACTAGATTGGCGGCCGTCACGTGGGCGCGGGCCGGACTGATGCCCGAACGCTGGTCAGGTTCAAAATCCTCCGCGCGCAAAAGCTTTTCTCTGTCGAGCCCAGCCCGCAGCTCCTTCCCTGCCCGAAACCGACAGTCACGCATCTCCTCGGCCTCCTGTCCGCTGCCGTCTCTAAAAAGGTTCTGCCGCGGAACGTAGGCCTGGCGGGCGTCCCTGGCCAGTTGCACGCGGGGATGGCGTTCCGGAGAGGGCGCTCCCAAGCGAGCCAAGCCTTCCCCCTCCTCCAAGTCTAAGGCCAGCTCCTCCTCCCCGCGGCCGGCGCCACACACGGCCGCCGTGGCGGTGGTAGTAGGCTGAAATGCGGCGGTCTGAGGTCGCATCTGCCGCAGCACGGGATGCATCTACAAAACAAACAACAAAAAGACTCCCCTCCGTATTTGGGGTGTGCGTATCGCGGCTGGGTCTCGACGCCCGGGGCCGTCGTGGATGCGGGGCCAAGCGCATCGGGACGGCGGATCCAGCTGGTTTCGAACCAGGGTTCCCCGCCGCCGCACCCTTGCGACCTAACCTCCAGACTACGGAGAGGAGTCGATGATCCCTCTCTGTTTTTTGTGTCTAGAGCGTTCAGGACTGCGCCCGCCTGACGGGACAGAGCGTGCCCACCATAGAACGCTTCCGCCCGCTGCGCAACATCTGGAACCGCGTACGAGAGTTCACCAGGGCGGCCACCACCTCCGCCGGCATCACGTGGCTCTCCAGATATGTCTACCATTATCACCGGCTCATGCTGGACGACCTCGCCCCAGGGGCGCCGGCGACCGTGGGTTGGCCCCTGTACCGAGAGCCTCCGCCTCACTTCCTAGTAGGATACCAGTACCTCGTGCGCACTTGCAACGACTATGTTTTTGAATCCCGCGCTTACTCTCGACTCAAGTACACAGAAATCACCCAACCCGGGATGCAAGTGGTAAACTGGTCCGTGATGGCTAACTGTACGTACACCATCAACACCGGCGCCTACCACCGCTTCGTCGACCTAGATGACTTTCAAACGACCCTTACGCAGATTCAGCAGGCCGTCCTGGCCGAAAGAGTGGTGGCAGACTTGGCCTTACTGCAACCACTGCGCGGCTACGGATCTACCAGAATGGCTGACAGAGGAGAAGCAGAAATTCCGGTGGAGAGACTGATGCAAGACTACTACAAGGACCTGCGTCGCTGCCAAAACGAAGCGTGGGGAATGGCCGACCGCCTTCGCATTCAACAGGCTGGACCAAAAGACGTGGTTCTCCTCGCCACCATCCGCCGTTTGAAGACCGCCTACTTCAATTACATCATCAGCAGCATCACCTCCCGCCTGCCCCCGGACAGCACCCAGCGGCCCAGCGTTCTCAGCTTACCTTGCGATTGCGATTGGCTGAATGCCTTCTTAGAGAAGTTTTCAGATCCCGTCGATTTGGATGCTCTCAGATCCTTGCACGGAGTGCCTACGCAGCAATTGATAAAATGCATTGTCAGCGCGGTGTCTCTACCCGACGGCCCCCATCACTTACCCTCCCTGCAGGGCGGCGGACTACGAGGCGGCGTTTTCGAGCTGCGTCCTCGAGAGCACGGCCGCGCCGTCACGGAAACCATGCGCCGCCGTCGCGGTGAAATGATCGAACGCTTCGTGGACCGACTGCCGGTGAGGCGACGCCGCCGCCGTTCGGCTCCCGCAGCGGAAATTCCCGAAGAGCCTATGCCGCTGGAAGAGGAGGAGGAACTGGAAGAAGAAGAGGCGCCCCCCGGGGCTTTCGAGCGAGAAGTTCGCGAAACCATAGCGGACCTGATCCGTCTCTTGCAGGAGGAACTCACAGTATCCGCCCGCAACTCCCAGTTTTTTAACTTTGCCGTGGATTTTTATGAGGCCATGGAGCGTCTCGAGGCCATCGGAGACATCAACGAATCCACCCTGCGCCGCTGGATCATGTATTTCTTTGTGTGCGAGCACATCGCCACCACCCTCAACTACCTCTTTCAGCGCCTGAGAAACTACGTCGTCTTCGCCCGACACGTAGAATTGAACGTCGCTCAGGTCGTTATGCGGGCCCGAGACTCCGCTGGGGGAGTGGTGTACAGCCGCGTGTGGAACGAAAACGGCCTAAACGCGTTCTCTCAACTCATGCGACGCATCTCCAACGACCTGGCCGCCACCGTGGAGAGGGCCGGACACGGCGACCTCCAAGAAGAAGAGATCGAGCAGTTTATGGCCGAGATCGCCTACCAGGACAACTCGGGCGACGTTCAGGAAATTCTGCGACAGGCGGCCGTTAACGATACAGACATTGATTCTGTGGAACTCTCTTTCAGGTTCAGAACCAGGGGACCGGTGGTCTTCACGCAGAGGCAGCACATCCAAGATCTCAACCGGCGCGTCGTCGCCCACGCCAGCGATCTCCGAGCACGTCACCTGCCGCTGCCGAATCTTCACGAAAACGTGCCTCTTCCTCCGTTGCCTCCAGGCGTCGAGCCTCCACTACCTCCGGGCGCGCGACCCCGCCGGATGAGATAAAGCTCCCCAGAGGAACCGTTGTCGCTCCACGCGGCCACGCTGTCCTCCATGCTATAGACTCTTCTTCTAACTGCCCTCTGGAGATTAAGTACCATTTACATCTCACCCGCGCCCTTACCGCACTCCTGCGAGTCAACCTGCAGTCTCTTCCCTCTGACTTGGCGAACGGCTCTTTGGATTCTCTGAACTGCGGTCAGCTGGATGCCCTGGTGCGCCGCTTGCGCCCCACGGTGGCGGAAATCTGGTCTTGCAGCACACGCGGCGTCGTAACCCCTGTCGTTGTCCACCCCCAAAATGAAGGCGCCGACGCATACCCCGAAGGGCAAGACGAACCACAGGCCTCCTCCCCACTGACTTTCCCCTTGCGATTTTTGATCCGCGGTCGCAAGGTACATCTCATTGAAGAGATACAGAGCGTGCAACGCTGCGACTACTGCGGTCGCTTTTACAAACATCAGCACGAATGCTCTGTGCGTCGCCGGGACTTCTACTTTCACCACATTAACGCGCACTCCTCCAGCTGGTGGCAGGAGATCAGCTTCTTTCCGATCGGTTCCCATCCTCGCACCGAGAGGCTGTATGTTACCTACGACGTAGAGACCTATACGTGGATGGGGTCCTTCGGAAAACAGTTAGTGCCCTTCATGCTGGTCATGCATATCTCCGGCGACGACGATCTCGTTCGTAAAGCCTGCGCTCTAGCCGTTCAGTTAAAATGGGACATGTGGAACAACCGCCCTACCACCTTCTACGTTGTTACGCCAGAAAAAATGGCGGTAGGTAAAAAGTTCAGAGACTTTAGAGATCGCCTCCAAACTCTGCTAGCCATCGAACTTTGGCGCTCGTTTCTTGCCGCCAATTCCCACTTGGAAGAATGGGCCCGCTCGGAGTTAGGTCTCTTTTCTCCAGAATGCCTAACGTTCGAAGAACTAAAGAAAGCTCCCGCCCTCAAAGGCGTTCCACGCTTTCTGGAACTTTACATCGTCGGGCATAACATCAACGGCTTTGACGAGATTGTTCTGGCCGCGCAGGTTATCAACAATCGCTCCGACGTTCCCGGGCCTTTCCGCATTTCCAGAAACTTCATGCCTCGCGCCGGTAAAATCTTATTTAACGATGTCACCTTTGCTCTGCCCAATCCTCGGCAGAAAAAGCGCACAGATTTCACCCTGTGGGAGCAGGGCTGTTGCGACGACACCGACTTCAAGCATCAGTATTTGAAAGTCATGGTAAGAGACACCTTCCAGCTCACCCACACCTCTCTTCGCAAGGCGGCCCAGGCCTATGCTCTGTCCATAGAAAAAGGCTGTTGTCCTTACAAAGCGGTTAACGAGTTTTACATGTTGGGCGCTTACCGAGCAGATGACCGAGGATTTCCCGCCGAAGACTACTGGAAAGACCGCGATGAGTACCTCCTCAACCGCGAACTCTGGGAAAAGAAGCAAGAAAAAACCTACGACCTGGTTCGCGAAACCCTGGACTACTGCGCCTTGGACGTCCTCGTAACCGCTGCGCTGGTGGACAAACTCAAGGAGTCATACGCACAGTTTCTGCAGGACGCCGTGGGCCTTTCGCAGGCCAGCTTTAACGTGTTTCAGCGGCCTACCATCTCTTCCAACTCCCACGCCATCTTCCGACAGATCGCCTACCGCGCCGTGAAACCCCAAAAAACCCACCTGGGGAGCGGCCTCTTGGCCCCGTCCCATGAGATGTACGATTACGTCAGGGCCAGCATTCGGGGCGGGCGCTGCTATCCTACTTACATCGGCGTTCTACGCCAGCCTCTTTATGTGTACGACATTTGCGGCATGTACGCTTCTGCCCTTACTCACCCCATGCCCTGGGGTCCTCCCCTTAATCCGTACGAGAGGGCTCTGGCCGTCAAAAAGTGGGACTTGGCCTTGCAACACCGCGTGGAAATTAATTATTTTAACAAGTCTCTCCTCCCCGGCATCTTCACCATCGACGCCGACCCACCGGCTTCCAACTTGCTAGACGTACTTCCCCCGTTTTGCTCCCGAAAAGGCGGTAGGTTGTGCTGGACCAACGAACCGCTCAGGGGTGAGGTAGCCACCAGTGTGGACCTTATTACCCTGCACAACAGGGGCTGGAGCGTCCGTATAGTGCCCGACGAGCGCACTACTGTTTTCCCGGAGTGGCGCTGCGTGGCCCGGGAGTACGTACAACTTAACATCGCGGCCAAGGAGCGGGCCGACCGCGAAAAAAATCAAACTTTACGTTCCATTGCCAAATTGCTATCTAACGCCCTCTACGGGTCGTTTGCCACGAAACTTGACAATAAAAAGATTGTTTTTTCTGACCAAATGGAAACCTCCACCGTCAAGGACATTGCCTCCGGCCGCGTGAATATCAAATCCACCTCGTTTGTAGAAACTGACACCTTGAGCGCCGAGGTCATGCCCGCCTTCGAAAGGGCTTACTTACCAGAACAACTGGCTCTGATCCACAGCGATGCGGAAGAAAGTGACGACGAAGCGGGTAACGCCCCCTTTTATAGCCCACCATGCCACCCCGATGGTCACGTGACTTACACCTATAAGCCAATCACCTTTATGGACGCGGAAGAGGACGACCTCTGTCTCCACACCTTACAAAAGGTTGACCCTCTCATTGAAAATGACAGATACCCCTCGCAGATAGCTTCATTTGTATTAGCGTGGACCAGAGCTTTCGTCTCAGAGTGGTCTCAGTTTTTGTACGACGAGGACCGCGGCACTCCTCTGGAACACAGAGAGCTCAAATCGGTCTACGGGGACACCGACAGTCTTTTTGTGACCGAAGCAGGACACAGACTCATGGAAACCCGAGGTAAGAAGCGAATTAAAAAAAATGGAGGCAAGTTGGTTTTTGACCCAAACCAACCCGAGCTTACCTGGCTGGTAGAGTGTGAGACTGTATGCGCTCAGTGTGGCGCAGATGCCTTTTCCCCTGAATCAGTTTTTTTAGCCCCTAAGCTCTATGCGCTCAAGTCTCTGCACTGTAGCAAGTGTCTGCATGTTTCTAAGGGGAAGCTGCGCGCCAAAGGACACGCGGCTGAATCTCTCAGCTACGACCTCATGCTTAAGTGCTACTTGGCCGATTCCCAGGGCGAAAACGTCCACTTCAGCACCAGCAGGATGAGCCTCAAACGCACACTGGCAAGCGCCCAACCAGGGGCCCACCCTTTTACCGTCACCGAGACCACCCTGACGCGGACCCTCAGACCCTGGAAGGACATGACTCTCGCAGCCCTGGACGCCCACCGGCTGGTGCCCTACAGCGAAAGTCGTCCCAACCCTCGCAACCAAGAAGTCTGCTGGATCGAGATGCCATAGAACACGTTACCGAACTGTGGGATCGCTTGTATCTACTGCGCCAATCGCTTGAAAAAATGCCAATGGCAGATGGTCTCAAACCGCTGAAACACTTTAACAGCTTGGAAGAGCTCCTCTCCCTAGGCGGGGAGCGACTTCTCCAAAACTTGGTGAGGGAAAACCGCCATGTAAGAAGTATGATGAATGAAGTGGCCCCATTGTTGCGCAATGACGGCAGCTGCAAGTCTCTTAACTACCAGCTGCAGCCTGTCATTGGGGTCATCTACGGCCCCACAGGCTGTGGTAAGTCCCAGCTTTTACGCAACTTGCTCTCCACCCAGCTCATTAATCCCCCTCCGGAAACTGTGTTTTTTATTGCCCCTCAAGTGGACATGATACCCCCCTCAGAAATTAAGGCTTGGGAGATGCAAATCTGCGAGGGAAACTACGCTCCAGGTCCCGAGGGCACTATCATCCCCCAATCTGGCACCCTACTCCCGCGCTTTGTAAAGATGGCCTACGACGACCTTACTCTCGAACAAAACTATGACGTGTCCAACCCAGACAACGTGTTTGCCAAAGCGGCCGCCAGGGGACCCATTGCCATTATTATGGACGAATGCATGGAAAACCTAGGAGGGCACAAAGGGGTTTCCAAATTCTTTCACGCCTTTCCTTCAAAGCTACATGACAAGTTCCCCAAATGCACCGGGTACACCGTGTTGGTGGTGTTGCATAACATGAATCCTCGCAGAGACCTGGGGGGCAATATTGCTAACCTTAAGATCCAGGCTAAGATGCACATCATCTCCCCTCGCATGCATCCCTCACAGCTTAATCGCTTTGTCAACACCTACACCAAAGGCCTTCCCTTAGCTATTAGCTTGCTTCTGAAAGACATCTTCCAATTCCATGCCCAAAAACCTTGCTACGACTGGGTGATTTATAACACTACCCCAGAGCACGACGCCCTTCAGTGGTCTTACCTGCACCCCAAAGACGGCCTCATGCCTATGTACCTAAACATCCAGTCCCACTTGTACCGTGTTTTGGAAACCATACACAAAGTCCTTAACGACCGCGACAGATGGTCTAGAGCCTACCGCGCCAAAAAAACAAATAAAACGTTTATTTAAAATCAAATGTTTTTTTACTTTATTTAAGAATCTGAAGTGGAATCGAGGGCTGGGGGAAGGGCAATCTGGGCAGCGAGCTGATCCAAACGTTGAGACAGCATTTCCAGGCGAGCCAGTATGACGTTCAGGGCATCTTGCTGAACCACAGAGCGAGATGCAGCAGCCGCGGTAGCCAGTTGGTTGTACAGTCCAAAATCAACCGCCATAACACGAGCTGTAGAAGCGGCAGCAGAAGCAGCAGCAGCGGCAGCAGCGTCCAACGACGATCCCACCGTAGCGTAGGTGAGAGTAGCAGAGTTCGCGGGGGCAACCGGGCGGCCGTCCATGCTAGAGCCCACCACATTCTGACGCACCCCTGCCCAAGAAGGAAGACGAGTTGTCAAATATGGGCTAAACACCCCTCCCTCGAAGTTCACGGAGTTGCTATCCGTAGACCCGCTCATTTTGGCAATGAAACCACCCCACCGCCCCGTCCGTTTTATACCTTTTGTAACTCCGCCCATATTACCTTACTCCTCGTCGCTAGACTCGTAGTCCGTGCGCAAACACGATAGTGTCAAGTGGTCCGCTCTTAACTCCTCCGTCACGTTCAGGGTTACAGGATACAATCTCAGGTGATTGGCTCCACACTCACATGGGCGACAACGAGACTTTGACTCGTCATACCTTACAACTTTAAAAACCTCCACAGTCATGTCAAACACTCCATTAAAACACACCCTAGGAAACGCATCTGTTTCCAGTAAAACTTTAGTATAGCTAAAGTTACATTGGTAAGGCACCAGCATACCTCGTCTAGCGCCTACGTGAACAGAACAGCGCGTCAGCATATTGTGTTCAAGAACCGGCCAGGGGAGGCGTCGATGAGACACAATATGCAAGGTGCGTAAAGCCTGGCAATTTCCATCTGAACACGTTAACAAGTGTGATATGTTACAAGTGCCAGTACCACAGATCATGTTGTGCTTAACGCTGGCCGAGCCCTTCAACAGAAGAAAACACCCGTTCTCTGCCCCAACATTGTTTCTTATACGCCCCTGCCCCTCCACCATTATAGCAATCACACAGCGTTCAAACATACACTTCTTTACAGACACATGACTTTTTGTTCTGCCCACCACTGCTTTCCAACAGCCATAGAACGTACAGCCCCTCAGACACGCGCGACCCCAGCACTCTACACAGGTGTTACTGAGATTCAGAAAATACACCCCGTGAAGAGTAAGGCTAGTGTTGTTCATAAACACAGCGCCAAAGAAGTTTTCCCCGGTGAATCGCACGTTGGCAAAAGTCACGCCGCTCATGCCTATTACCCCGGGGCCCATGCTCTGCATGCAACAATTAAAAGCCACGCGGTCACACGTCTGAATTTGAACCATAGCCCCATTCCCCAGGACATACACACACTTCCTAATGTTAACCATGCGCCTTACGGTGTAGATTTTATCTGGCCGCAGGGCGATTTTTGCAAAATTGGCAAAGGCCGTCTCCCAATCCTCCCACGGTTCCAACCAATGAGTTTGTATCTGTTCAAAGCTATACTTGTACAGCAAATTCATATTGCCATTTTTAAATTCAGTCTCCAGTTCACTCCATGCAACCGTTTCAGGTCGCCTACGACTCATCAACCGCACAGTCAAATCAGTCAGGTAATCTCGAGCGTTCACCTCTTCCGTTTCTGTCCTCCGCCTCTTTCTAACCCCATCACTAGTACCCTCTTCTGGCTCGCCCACAGCTTCTATTCCAGAGGAGGGTCCACGCCGGCCCTCGGGTTCTCGTTCTCCTCCTCCTCTTCCTCCACTCGCTCCAGACCTCGCTGAGGCTGCACCGGCAAGTAAATGCAAGCCCTCCTCCTCCTCAGGAGCGCCCGCCACAGCGCCATGGTCATGTAATCCAGCATGTAATCCCACGACAGGTGGCTGTCGCTGCTCCATTTATCCAAAAGAAAACAGATAAAAGCCACGGACACAACCGTGCGGCCAGTTGACTCAAACACTAGACCCTTTACAATTTTCTCCTGAAAGTAAGAGTGATGTCCTAAGTCTAAAGAAACAAAAAGCCCGGGAACATCTGCCACTAGTCTAGAAAATTCCTCACTGTGCTCTCGCTTGACTCTGTGCACCACGTTGCTAAGAGTAGAGCCAAAGAAAAACCTCCAACAGCTGGAAGTTTTCTCACAGGCTGTCTCCAGCAACTTGCGCAGCACCTCGTAATCACTGAGCAGCCTTAGGAGATCCATTCGGAAAAAATGTAACGCCTCAGTGTCAGCCACCTGCTTATATACCCGCAGACCGCCCATTAAATAAACACAAGTTAAGGTTTAACACTCTTTATTGCGCGTCATAAAATACCATAAACGGTTATGTCATCCTGGGTTGCTTTAAGGACAAGTCCAAAGGTTCAGTTTGCTCTGGTTCCTGGAGCAAATCTTCCAACTTCTCTACCGCTTGGCGTCGCCTTGCCGATACTCTCACCGCGGTGGGCTTAAGAACACCATCTGGAGCCACAGTCCCCAAAGAGCCAGGAGACTCACATACTTTTGACTTGTCTCCGTCTCCTTCCACGTCGGACACATCGCCTGAAATTACACACCATTAAGCATGCTAACACAAACACTCATACCACCCGTCTCATTAAATAACCCATACTTACTGTATACAAAATCGCTGTTAAGGCGCATATAACACAAACAGCATATTGCTTCAGTATTTCCGCTGGTAGCTCTATGGAAAGCACAGGCGCGACAATCATGGCCAGGGTTCTTAGGACAGTCTAACACCAGTTCATGTTTCAAAGGCTTTTGCTCATCCTCATCTGATCCTTCCGAACTGCTACTCGCCAAATCTTCGTAGCACTTTAAGTCCATGTCGCTCCCACTCGGCTCTACATCCCCAGCATAACCCTCGCCTGCCGACAGCATTGAGTCAGGAAACATACTATTTACCGCGTCTTCGTTCTCGTCCTGTCCGCCATCATTTTCCACATCAAACAAATCATGAAGCGAGGGTGTTTCTGGAGGCGAATTCGGCACGTCGTAAATTTCAGCATTCAGCAGCGCTTCGGCCGTCTCATCCCAGGACACTCCGTACATCTCAGGAACCAGCCTCATCTTCACAGCGCGGAGGAGAAAACTCTACTCGCCAGCACTCAAGAGTGGCCTCTTGACGATCTGAAGGCGTTTAAATAGGCACGAAAAACGCTGAGCAGTACAATAAATGGGACCTTTGAGCCTTCTCGTGGCACTGCCACGTAGCGAAACCTCCCCGTCAGCGCCCAAAGTTCACTGCACATCAGCAGTTTTCCCTCCCAGTCATAAAAAGTACACATTAACCACAACTTCCTCATTGCCCAGTTTTCGCGCCAAAATCCGCAGAAAACTTGCAGAAATGCCAAAACACGCCTCATTTCCGGTCCAAAGTCGCCTTTTACACGTCAGTTCCGCTGCGCCTCATTAGCACAAACCAACTTCCGCTCCCGCGCCGCCCACCCCGTCACCCCGCACGTCACTTCTTCCCACCCCCTGCCACCCCCACTCCTCCTCTCTCATTATCATATTGGCACGTTTCCAGAATAAGGTATATTATTGATGATG